GTTTGTGTTGTCGTTGTATTGTCCTGCATAAGTTAGCTCTCGCTTTAAGAAATCAAATGCCCTATATACGTAGGGTGTTACATCAAGTTTAGGGTCTGCCAATAAAGGCAAGTCTGGGGCCTGCGGATGAGGCGTTTGGCGCATGTCATTTATCAGCGCCAAGAATTGTCCAATACTGCTTTGTGTGGCTTGAGCCATTCTAAATGGATAGCCACTAAGCATTGCACTTCTCTCTTCATCTGTCTTGTCAGGGAAGAGATACCGCAACGCCTCGATGCTATTAACACCGAGTTCTTGTAAGTTGCGAACAACAATACTTGAATTTAGTATATCCTCTGTTCCATCTTCGAACACAGGACCTTTCCATCTCCACTCGACTTTTCTGTTACCGTCAGGTATTAACCCAACGACACCTGGGGGAAGTTCTGAATTTTGAACCGCCTCTCTAATCGCTGCTTCAAGTTGTGCGTTGTATTCCGACTCAGCTATGTCGAAGTTTCTTAATTCGTTTTGATATACTGTTTCATCACCTTCTATCTCCTCTTTTATAGGAGGAATGGGCTTTGCTAGTTGGATTGCAGAGGCAAAAGACTCTCGGAATATTCTCTCTTCATGGAAGACAATCAGACCGAACAATTTACATAAGCCGTAAGTCAATAAGCCTCGACATCTACGTGTAGCCGTCGTTGCGGCTCGACCATAAAGAGATTTAATTTCATAAGCTGTTGCACCAGAGCTAATTCCTAGCTCGTCCACTCCACCCATCGCAGTACGAAGTTCTTCTCTGTACTGACGTGCATATAAATTTTGATCACCAGAAACAGCATCTGGAGTTAAATAAACAGCTCTATCTGTCGCTTCCACATTTGCAATAATTCGTGGAACCTTCATTCCTGAGGTACCAGTACCCATAGGGCTGCTGACACGAGTAGAAGGTCTGCTCATCGAAGAGAACCCTGCTTGAGAGCTGATAGTAGGACGCAAAGTGTCCTCACCACCAGATTCAACTAAATCATGTTTGGGTCGACTGGAAACTAATGTTGGATTACCAAAAAAAGTAATATTTGTCCGAATATTTTTAACAAGGTCATCATGTAACACAATTTGATCAGACAACCAATCGAAATCACCTGTCGAATCCATGCCTGTAGAGCGCATGGTATTGAAAGATTCAACCGCTGGGATAAAACCTAAACTGTTCGTCAGAGTCCTTGTAGATGTTGGAGACCAAGTAAAATTATTAGCTACTCCAGCTTCGAATGAAGGCTTTTCAGTCGTAATAGATTCTTTGATAGTATCTCGACGCACTTGTAATTTGACCCATCTTTGACTTCCGTTTTCAGATGTAGGTGTAGCTAATGCACCTATACCGCTACGAACAGAGAAAGAATAAATAAGCTCAACTTCTTCTAATTGAGAACCAGCGTCATAATAAGCACGATAATTATCCTTACTAAACCACATGACGCGGTAAGTATCTTCAACCGGCCTGAAATAAAACAAGCCTTTTCCATCAATTAAAAAATCATCAACAATTCCTTCTAATCGACTATCAATCTCATTTTCTTCAACCAGTTGAGATAAAAATAATCTTCTAAATCCAAATGTATCTTGAGCTGGAAAAAATTCTATGCCTTGACGAAGCATGAAAAGCTTCATCTGAGCTAAGTGGCTATTAACCACCATTGTGTCAGTTCCACTAGAGCCATCTCGCTTCCTAGCGGCTTCTAATATCTGACGAAAACGTTCGGTTCCTGGTTTGCTCATTTTCTAATCCTACCTCCATTCTATTTGGGCACCGCCTCGTTTCATGAGACCTTGCACGACAATATTCAAAGAATCGGCACAGTCATCATGGGGAGCATGACCGAAATTACATACTTCATCAACCATGCAAGTGAAATCTCGATATTTATTGAAGATGATCTTCTTACCTTGAAAAAGACCGATAATCCCCCTTAGGCGAGCAAGCTTGTCTCCCCTAAAACCTTTAACAGGACTAACACTTAAATTATAGAGCTGCCACTCGTTAAAAAGTATTCTCTTTAAATCTCCTTCGAAACTTTTTTGATAAGCAACCACCTCAGGCCAAATAACCACAGGAGAATCTGTTTGGAAGTATTGACCATCGTCATTAGTACTTAGTAAATTCCACTCCACCAACAATTCACATAAAGCCTCAATTTTCTCAAGATTTCCCATCGATCTCATTCTCTTGTAATCAATCACATAAACTTTGTCTTCTTTTCTCCCAGCCAAAGTAAATACAGTCCAATCATTCCTCTCGGTCATCCCTGCAGACAAGTCAATTCCTACTCCGATAATGTCGTAATCATCAGGTACTTCTGCTTTAACAAACAACTCTGGAGAGATTCCAAGCTCTGTCGTCTTGATAGGTTGATTCAGATATTGATAAGAGAACGCAATTCGATCATCAGCTTGTAATTTCAGGAGATATTTAACAGACCAAAAAGAAGGCCAATAAGACTTTGGTGCTCCACTATCGTCATAACTTAAAGCACCTTGAGTAATTACTTTCCAGCCTTTCTTCTCACAAAAAGTTGTTGTAAATAAATCATCAAAATGGAATCGAGTTCCTAAAGCTATTGCACGAGCTCCTTGGAACATGGTTGGAACAATAACATTTGTCCAGTTAGATTCCATCTCTCTTCTTATGTCTGGGTTAGCGATAGCTGCTGCACTTTTGATAGCGTCATCAACGATAATTAACGAACTTCGTTTAGAAGTAATAGTTCCTTTCAATCCTGCACAAGCAACAGTAAAAGCATCTTCTCCTCTAACATCTATCTCTGCATGTTCGAAATCAATAGACCATAATTCATCGCTCGTGCGATGTTTGGATAATCGGACTGTCGGAAAAATTTCTTGATATTCTTTATTGCAAATTAGGTTCTTTATTGCAGCACTTTTATTTCTTGCAACGTCTACGTTGTATGAAACGTATAAAGTTCTTAGTAGTTTTTTGGCTTGAGCATGACGTCCTATCAACCAAGCAACTAGTAATCCTATTACTGTGGATTTGGCACTGCCTCTAGGACTTAACAAACATGTATTGGGACCCGCAATATCGAGCAAATGCTCGTTACTTTGACCTGTTAAAAACTCTCTATGCCACACCTTCATATGACGAGCTGCAGGTTTCCCCATCAGGTCGCAAAAGAAAGCAAAGTTTTTACGTGCTTTTAATACATGTGGCGGAGTAGCTACTACTTCGGGTTGGCTTTGGATTGCACGAGCAGCTAGTTGGGCGCTTCGTCTACGAGCGAGAGATATCGAGGCGTTAGACATACAAATAGTCTAGATGTTATTCACTATTTCAGCTACGTAAGAATAATTTTTTCTTTACGCCTCCAACCCTTCTTGTCTACCCACGATTGGAACTCGGCTTTAGCTTCTGGTGTTAGATAACCAAAGAATCTATTCAATGCATGCTTTAGGGCATAATTTTTATCTTCGAATTTATCCATCTCCAACCCACCATGTAACGCACAGCAAGCATCTAGGAGATCGTACATGGGGACTGCTTTTTCAGCATTTTGTTGTTCCCTATTCATAAATAGTGAAAAACTTAATTAGTGATTATTTGTTCACTATAGTTCCAATTCCATAGACCAGGGTAATCTTTTAGCTTCTTGTTTTCTACATGGCATTAAGTTATATGCAATACTTATCCTCTCTTCATCTGCTTCATTAGGATTAGGCTTATGAAGCTGATAACTAGGAAAGACTAAAAGGTCTCCCGATTCAACAGGTAACCATATGTCATTCCACCAAGTATGAGAGACTTGAATATCATAATTAGAAACCTCATTAGACTTGCTGGTGTTTGCCTGACGAGCCTCATCCCTAAATCCTAGGCTCATCCCTTTCCCTTTCAGGTACAAAGTGCACGACATGAAAGAATCACAATGTGCATGAAAATCAAAACCAACTTGTCCGGGAGCTTGAATATTCATCCACGCTCCGACAATTTTCCATTCCCCTATACGTTCATGAGTAGGACATACAAGAGAAGATAGCCTCAAAACCTCGTCGTTAACCTTTTTAAAATTAAGGTCTTTAGAGACATCTACAAAGCTAGTTTTTGAATTACTCTGCCATGTTGATATTATTTCATCTATCTGTTGAACCTTAAGACTTGATTCAGGTATGGTTTCTAATAACTTTTTATCAAATTCAAACTTGTGAACTCTTGTAGGAAAAATTTCAGCGTATCCACTACGAGGATCCATAATGTCTCACTTTTTCAACGATTTGATCAATGACGTTCACATCCAAACCTAAGAAAGGTGGAACGATTCCAAGTATCCTAAGTAACCCGTCTAAGAATAAGGCTAAGCAGGTGAAGCCTAGGATCATGCTAATAATCGTAGCGTTTCTATTATGTTTTCGCATTGACTCCTCGTCGATAGCCTTAGCTTTCGCTACTGCGTCGGCCAACATAATATCTACTTCGTCTTTTGTGTAGCACAAGTGAGGTACAATCTCCCTAATTTTATCTTCTGTCATATACCATCGAAATCAATGATAATAGACTACTTGTCCTCCACTAGTGCAGCCCATACAGATTCATAGGCTAAGTCTAAAGCGTTAGTCATATCCTCGTTCCCTTTAAAAATTGATCTTAATTCACGCATAACTTTGTCTGCTCCTGAGAGGATTAATCCTCTTTTATCAGTACCTCGAGACATTTTTTCCACTTCAACGATATGTCCTCTCAATTCTTTAGACAAGTGAGCTATACGAGTAGCGGCAGCGTCCGGTTTAACTAGATCCGCCTGTACTTGCTGCCTTAAAAAATCTATATCAGCCTCTAATTTGACTATCTCTGCCAGCATTAATTCTCGTCTGTTTAGCTTTGGGTAATTTTTTAAGACCCATTGGTCTAAGCTAGAGAATCCTCCATCGTAACCTAGGACGGTTGCATACAACCAAATTTCAATAATTGAATAGGTATTCTCAACGTAAGCAAGAAAAGCCTCGTGACGGTCTTGATCTAATGATGTTAGAAAAATTTGAACAGGATTTTGAATATTAATGGGCATTAACCGTAGAATTTCGCACCTGACCTTTGTATAGCACCTCGAGCATCTGCACGCATCTTTCTTTCTTCGTTGTATTTATCTCTTTGTGTCTTTCTATTCTCTGAGCCTGTCTCACGAGTTAGTAAGCGGTCCTGTAGACCTTTCGACCTGTAATTCATCCTAGTTTGACTTCCTAGCTCCTGCTGCCCTAATCGCTGCTCTTGGCCTGTGACTCTAAGACTCCTTCTATCCTGATCTCCCTGAGTTTTAATTTGTCTTCTACCTTCTTCCCCTTGCTTGCCCATTAGTTCCTTGGCTATGCCACCTTCGGCTGCCATTATCTTCATCGTATTACCTGTCTTCAGATTCTCCATTCCTCCGTGATATTCCGCCCAATTACCTAGCTGCATTCTTTGCCATTGACTACCTAAGCCCATATTCATGAGCATTCGGTTGTTGTCCATCATATGGCCAGAATACTCAGTACCTAATGACTTGTTATTTGGGTTAGCTTTAACCCAAGTAGTCATATCTGTCAGCCCTTGGTCATAGGCCAATCCAGCACTGGTGCCAGGTCTGTAACCCCAAACGTTTCCAGACTGAGAAGCTAGTGAAGACATTAATTCGTTTTTCCTGTATTTCTAGTTTACCTATTTCTATTCTTGTACTCGTCAGATTTCTGGATATTTGCAATCACTTGGTCTTTAGTTTGTCGTCCAGATGCTACTTCATTAGCCCAATAACTCTTTCCTCCTGCATCCGCAGAACGTCCAAGATTGGATTGATACGCTTGGTCTAACCAATCACTCTTCGGTTCGGGAGTCGGTCTAGAAGGTGCAGGTGCTGTGCGAGGTTGAGGTCTTGTAATGCTTTCCCTTCTAGCCCTTCCTACGCTCTCCCGAGCAGCTCTCTCAGCACTCCGCTCTCTCTGTACCTCGGCTCTCTTTTTCGCTGCTCTCTTTTCTCCCTCAGGCATTTGAGGGGCAGATGTTTGCAATGCATCCTCGACTTCATTTCTTCTTCTTCCGTATCTTTCTAAAGGTCCTCTCCAACTGTCCTCTGTATCTCTTAATTCCTGTATGTTTCTTGAATGTTCCTCTTGAGAAGGCTCTTGTCCTCGAGGATACTTAATAGCAGGTTCGATACCAGGTTGGTAGGGTTGTACTCTGTCGATATATTCGTCTGGATCGTCAAAATTTCTGCTGGCCTTTCGGTCTTGAGCTTCTGGAGACTGTTTAAAGGATGTTATAACCTCATCCATAGACATGCCGTCTCTAACCATTGATTTCCAATATTCTTTTCCTTCTTCATCAGATTTCCGTCCAAGAATTTCGTTGTATAAATCTTCTACCTGATTATCTAACTGCTGTTCTTCGCTGACAGGAGAGGGACGACCGAAGCCAGGCAAAGGATCAAAGCCGGGATATTCCCGATCAGGGTCGAAGCCAGGGAAGCTATCACCATCATCTATACGTCTTGGAGGTCTAGGACCGGGATCAGGACTTGGGCTAGGGTCAGGTCTGACAGGTCTAGGTCTTGGTCCTGGCTCAGGAGGACGAGGTAAACCCGGTCTTACAGGAGGCATGTCTTCTCCTGGTCCCCATGTATCTTTTCCACGTCGTCTAGGTGGTCTACGACCACCCTTGCCTCTTTCCTCGGGAGTTGAATCTTCCCAGGTTATATATGGCTGACCTGGACCTCTTTGATGTCTATCATCTGTGCCGTCACCATCTTGATCCTGAAAATCCATGGTGAACATGGAATCAGGATCTGCTCCTATGCGACCACCATAACCGGCTCTACCTGTATTAGGAGGAGGTGTAGGTAGTTGACGTTCATCATCCCCTGAAGTGCCACCATCCCTAGGACTACCAAAGATGTCATTATATCTATCTTCAGCAGCTTTTTGATCTTGACGATATCTCTCAGGTGAAACGTCAGTTCCTGGAGCGTAATCAATCATGATATTTCTATAGCTTTCATCGCCTACTCCTGGATTCAATGTAGGCTGATTATTCTCGTCGTACCTCCAATCTTGACCATCATCAGGAAGTGCAGGATATGATTCAGCTTCTGCTCCGAAGCCTACACCCCTACGCCGATCTCTAATGCGTTCTAACTCTTCTTCGTAATAACCTTGTGGAGCTAGACCAGAAAGATTCTGAATTAAAGATGACATACTAAAAACTACAAGTCGTACAGACTACCTTCTAATATCTTAGTTAGTTACCAAAAAGCAGAGGTATTAAGGCGGCACCACTACCCACAAGTCTCTTCGTCATATCATGACGCAATTGAGGGTTTATAACATTTTGCAAATCTTGCTGTTGCCTTACTCCACGATCTTGAGTAGCTAAGTCTTGAATAGATCTATTTGTCTCACTCCAATTAGAAGTATCAAATCTAGCCTTGTCATACATGCCAGCAGCGGCATCAACAGGTACCATGCCTGCAGCTTTTGTAGCCTCTAGAAGACTATTAGTAAAAGTCTGATCATTAGTTAAAGAACCTAGTACTGCCTTGGCTTCGTCTGGACTCAGGATGCCTAATTCAGCTTTTTCTAAAGCCTTTGCATAAGTCGGACTCCTCTTTGCAGCTTCCTGTACAAGGATCTGATTGAACTGTTTAGTATTTAATCTTTGTCCCATTGAAATAAGTAAAGCCTCTTTTTATTGTAATTGGATTTTATCCACCTAATCCTAAACCTTCTCCAAGCGCATTTATCAATGCAGTTGTATCAAGTTGGCCCCCTGAAGAAGATGGTATTTCTATAGCGGAAATTTGCGGAGTTACACCGCCTGTGCTCGTTGCACCTTTTAAGTTATCCCCAGCCATGCGTAGATTTAAAGAGTCTCCTCCCCAAATATTGGCAAGATTACTCATGACATTTTGCTGCTTTGTAAATTTCTGTCGTTTCTCCAATTCCCACTGCAATTGATCATTAATCATATCTCTTTCGACTAGGTCTCCTTTCACCTCCAACATATCAGTAGCCATATCCATCCCTTTCGTGAAATTCAATCGTGTCATTTCTCGTGCTGCATCAGCACTTGCAGTTGACTTGATTGCATTAAAAGTTTCTAGTCTTGGATCTCCAGGGAAATTGTTCAGGTACGCTTGAGCTGTACTGCCAAATCCACTAGGTAAAGAAACTGCCATATTTAATATCCTCCACCAAGGATAGTATTCACAGTTGAAGCACCCGAAGACTGAGCATTAGCAATAGCGTTAGCAATCATAGCGTCCTGTCTAGATTGTCTATTACGAGCTGACTGCTGATCTAGTAGATCTGTCACTGGACTTAGCCTTGCTGAGTTGATTTCGTTTTGAATGGCCTGTCTCTTGAGCTGTTGATTCAAGTCAACGTTAGGATCGATGATACTGTAAGCACCTCTCGCTAAACCCTTACCTGCTCCACTTCCGAGCATTCCACCTATACCTGCTCCTACTACCCATCCAACGCCTGGAAGGAATGGTAATAAGGTTTGACCTACCACTCCTCCTAACATTGTTCCACCTGCAGTACCTCCTAGACTTCCGACTGCCTCTGCCACGTTAACTGCTGTTGGATCTGTAGGATCTCTCAATTCTTGTGCAGCATCCAAAATAGCCAACAACGAGCCTATACCTGCAACACCTCTTGCACGGGGGATTGTTCCTTTAATTCCAGCCTTTACATAACCCACAGGACCTTTAATCTTACTAATTGCTTGTCTTCCTGCTTCAGTATCTAATGCTTCTCCATAAATCATTCCCATCCCTGCTCTATCTATGTTCTTGCCCATAGCTCTTAACCACTCAGGTGCTCCAGCCTTTCTGAAGGTGCTTGGATTAGGAACAGTTTTTTCTTGTACGTTTTTATATAGTTCATAAGGAACTAATGTTCCCGCTGTCTGGGCTGCTGTTTTCCAAGAGTTGTTAGGCAGAACACCACCATCGTCTACATGGATATTACGATATTGAGACATTCTTTAAAGACACAGTAAGCCTACTGTTTAGATTCTATCAGTCTTCCATGTAAGGAAGTTTCTCAGGTTCTACCCACGGAACTAAATGAGCAACATTTTCTGCTGTCATATTTAATTTCTTACATTTAAAGAACTTCGGAGCACCCTCTCGGTTATCTACACATTCAATAGAAGCATGAACATAATCAGCATTATGTCTCTTCTCTGGACGTTCTCTCCATTTACCGTCTACCTTTTCGTAGCGTTTCTCATCAAACGGCACATCATACTCTTCAATGTATTGCCATACGTCGTCATGAGTCCATTCCCTTAGAGGGAAGACCAAGGAAGCAACACCATCAGGCATTCCACGTACTTCAACTCGAGTACCCGCATCCCCTCCTAATATCGGATCTGAATCACAATTCTTGTGTCCTATCCATAAAGCATCCACAAAGGGAACACGTAATGATGCTTGCTTGGGACGCTTGAGAATATCTAAGGCCGTTGTAAAAGGCAGATCATCCGCTGGCTCCACAATCCCTGTGGGGCAGGTCAGTATCGTGTCGTTAAGTTTATACCAATGTTGTACTTCAAATTCATCATCTACACGCTGCATAGCCGATTTAAAAGGATGCCATGTATAGACCAATAACTCCCAATCTCTAATAATTCGATCTTGAAATTCATATTTAAATGGTTGCCAAGGTTCTCTGAAGAATATGACAGGAACTTTAATACCATGTCTTCTTAAAAGATGTAACAACACCATACTGTCTTTTCCGCCTGACCAACAAACCATGGTCGATAAAAAATGATTCACAGAGGAATCAATAATCTGATCTGTACGTTCTAACTTATCTCTCACTAAAAATATTCGACTCTACTTAAGGTAGCGAAGAATAATCCTAAATCAATACCCCAGCGACAGTACCTACAACAGTTCCTCCAAGTTGCATCCAAGCGGCATCTTGTGCTCCTTGAGCTTGGCGTCTTGCATATCTCTCTGAAGCTAATCTATTGCGATAAGCCATCTCTTCGTTTGCTTTATTACCCAACATATCTCCCGCCATTCTCAATTCATCCATATTGGCTTCGGCTTCTTCTTTTAATCCAAATAAAGCCGAATCAGCTCCAGAGCCAATACCTTGTAATCCTGATTGGATTGTAGGATCTAAATTCTTACTGAATGCCTTGTTTGCCGAAGGAAAACTACCTTTGAACGCATTTGGATCAGGTCCGAGTAATCCTGATGAAGAGCTCTTCTCACTTTGGAGAGCCTTCATTACTGCAACTGGGTCTAGATCAAAAGCCATAGTTATATATTACCAAGCATGAGCTGCATTATATCCGAAGTAATTAGGCTGATTACTGCTGAGACCAACTGAATGTCTATTTATATTTGTATCAATAGCCGATCCGAACGGTGCATATGTCCCTGACCCAGAGCCAAAGGATCCTACAGGGAAAGTATTTCCATACATTTGGTTATCTCTAGCTACTAATTGATTTGTATCCATACTCCCCACATTATTCATTAAAGAACTCGTTCCCCATTTTGCGAGAGGACTAGCAATTGCTCCCAACATACTTGTCAAACCTTCTGTTCGAGCAGCCTTGCCAGCTTGGGCTCCAGCATATTCAGTGGCTTTTGCTTGATGTTCATTGATAATCTTTTTGCTTTCTATATCTCCTATCAACTTAGCCATAGCAGAACCTGCCATTCTATTTTGAGTTTGGATGTTCCTCGCCTTCTTAATACCTAAATTGCTTCCGATAGCATCTAGACCTGTTAGACCAAAAGCCATTCTATACGTCCTCAGTACCCATGGTTCTTCTTACAGATTCTAGTCCCTGTCCTGTAATACCTCCTACTGCTGCTGCACCTCCACCATATTTAAGTATTTCCCAAAGCATTTCCTTCTGACCTTCACGAGCTGCGGTTTCTTTTACTATTTTCTCTCGTTGCATCTCTTGTCTTAAGTCTTCGATGCGTGTAGGCTCTGCTATTCGACGAGCCATCTCTGGAGTATCTGGCTTAGCGTACTTAAGATCATCTTGTTCTTTTTTCATGGCCTTAATTTTCTCGTTTGCTAGATTTTGAGCTTCTAATGGTCCCTTTGCACGGGCAATATTACGTGTTCCACGCCTAAATCCGTAGCGTGCACCCGCCGCTGCAGCCAATGTAGGTAAAATTGCAGTTGCAGCAGGCATAGATTTACCCATGAAGTTAATTTCAGGGCCATGAATACCTGTAGCAGTGCCCTTTAAGGCACCCAAGACGTTAAATGTGCCGTCATCGAACGGATTTAAGTCTGTTTTCCTGTCAAATTGGTAAGCTTTGTATCTTCTGTACTCTGATTCGGAGACGTCTGGCCGTTCTTTGCTGAATTCGTCGTAAGGAAGTAAACGTCCTGTCCGTCCTAGGAAGTAACGACTCACTAATTCACCAATCGGAGAGTCAGTTTTCCGTGGATCGCTCTCACTCGGAAGAACTGCTTTGTATC